CAGCCTTTAGGTAATTCTGAGGATCGCTATCTAAACAAAAAGTTTTGGTTAGATCAGAGTGATAATCTTATGTACCGTGGTAAGGCTGAAGGCCTAGCTGATACAAAGAGAGCTAGAGTTCCTGCTTTTTTTGAGACTAGCAATTCCGATTTACCGAGTTACGCATAATGGGCTGGAATCCGTTTAAAGCAGCTAAACGCTTTATAAGAGGTGCTTCTAAAGTTGTTAAAAATGTAGTAGGAAATGTAGTTAGAGGTGTTGGAGATGCAGTAACAACTGTAAAGAAAACAGTTGATAAAGTTGTAGAAGAAATATCAGGAGCTAGGGAACGTAGAGAAGCTGCTGAAGATTTACAAAGAGCTGCAAACGAACAAGCTGAAGCTCAAGCTGCCTACGATAAACAAGCTGCTGAGGTTAAGAGGCAGACAGAAGAGCAGAAAGCTCAGTCAGCTCAGGCTGCAGCAGCTCAAGCTGAAGCTACTCAAGAGGCTCAAAGAATAGAAGCTGAAACTGCGGAACAAACTAGACTCGCTGAACTTGAAGCTAAGCGTACAACTGCTTCTAGTAGAGTTCAAGCTCAAATAGATGCAGCTACAGCAGCTAGACAAGCTCAAATTGCAGAACAACAGGCAATGGCTGATATTCCTGAAGATGAAGACGACACAGGAAGACCTGCAGTTACAAGAACACCTATAGCAACACCTGTTCCTGGTGGTTATGGTGGTACTGAACCTGGAGCTATTAATCCAACTGGTTTGAATATATGATCCCAACAATTGATGAGCAATTAATTGAATACTTAGAAGAGGCCTATCCAGATAAGGCTCCAGATATTAGTATGGAAGAGAAACAAATATGGTTTAATGCTGGACAGGTGGCGGTTGTACGTCATTTGAAAGATCAGTATAGACTACAAGAAGAAACTAAGTACAACTAGATATGGCAGAACCTATCTCAGCTGGAACCGCTATTTTAATTGGTGGTCTTTTAACTGGTGGAGCTACAGTTTACGCAGCTCAAAAGGCTGCTGCCAACGCTAGAAAAGCTGCAAGACAAGCTAGAGAGGATGCACGTTTAATGCGTGAGCAATCTGATAAAGAGATTGCACAAATGCAAGCGAGTGCAAAACAGAATCAATTACAATTTGAAACTAATATAGCTGAGACTAGGAGGAAAACTCAGTTATCTATTGACCAAGCTAATCAAGCTCAACAGACAGCACTTAAATCAATAGCACAACAGCGAGGAGCCTCTCAACGAGCAGTACAACAATCAAATTTACAAGGTAGAATCCAACAGCAACGTCAAGCTCATAACGTTGGTAGAAAATCTAGAAAGAGAGTTGGTACACCTAGAGCTTTAAGAACTAAAGTGGAGACTAACTCTGCTTTAGCTATGGGAGGTGGTACAGGTGGCACAACTAAATCAGGTACTGGCGGTCTAAATGTCTAAAAACACAGCTCAGGCTCTTTATAATTTTTTGGAGCCAGAGAAATCTATTTACCTTGATAGAGGTATTGAGTGTAGTAAATACACTTTACCTACTCTTATTACTGAGAATGATAAGAGCAGTGGAAGGAATCTCTATACAAAAATTAACACTACTTACCAAGGGCTGGGAGCTAGAGGTGTTAATCACTTAGCGAGCAAACTTTTGATTGCTCTTCTACCTCCAAACCAAGCGTTTTTTAGGTTATCTGTAGATGATATGAAGCTCCAGAAGGAGTTAGATAACTATAAAGAAGTTCAATCACAGTTTGATCAACAGCTTTCTCTAATGGAGAGATCTGTTATGAGAGATATAGAGGAGTCAGGAGATAGGACTGCTCTATTTGAAGCTCTTAAACATCTCATTGTTAGCGGTAATGCGTTATTATATATCGCTGAAAATGGTACTAGAGTCTACCCTCTCAAGTCTTTCTGTTTAAAAAGAGATCCAGAAGGAAATATTTTAGAAGTAGTTATTAGAGAAGAAGTTAGTACTGATGTTTTACCTGAAGGTATTGCTCCTAAGAATGGTGATGGTAAGTTTGTAGATAAAACTACTTTCTTATTTACTCATGTTCAGTGGGATTATAAGAAGGATAAATGTACTTGGTATCAGGAAGTTTATAGCGAGAAGATAGGTAAACCAGGCTCTTCTCCTATGGATAAGTGCCCATTCATTCCTTTACGTCTATTCCGTGTAGCACATGAAGCTTACGGACGTAGTTTTTGTGAAGATCTATTAGGGGATCTTAAGTCTCTTGAATATTTATCTAAAGCAATTGTTGAGGGTTCTGCAGCAGCAGCTAAAATAATCTTCTTATGTAATCCAAATGGAACTACACGACCCGATGCGTTGGCTAGAGCTAGCAATGGTTCTATTGTGGCTGGGAATCCTAATGATGTAGCTCCCCTGCAAATGAATAAGCAGGCAGACCTTACGGTTGCTCTTAATACTATTGCTCGTATAGAACAAAGACTTAGTTTTGCTTTCTTACTTAACAGTGCTATCCAGGCTGGTACTCAAGGTCGGGACCGAGTTACTGCTGAAGAGATTAGGATGATAGCCCAGGAGCTGGAAACAGGATTAGGTGGAGTATATTCCATACTCTCTGTAGAACTGCAACTACCTATGGTTCATAGGAAGATGGCACTGATGGAACGTGAGGGTCGTTTACCGAAATTACCGAAGGATATTGTGAAGCCTAGAATCACAACTGGATTAGATGCTTTAGGTAGAGGTAACGATAAAGTTAAATTAATTGAATTTATTCAAACCCTAGCTCAGACCTTAGGTCCTGAGGTTATGAGTAAGTTTGTTAATAACCAAGAACTTATTACTAGACTTGCAGCTTCTGATGGTTTAGATACTTACAAGCTTATAAAATCTGAAGAAGAGCTAGTGGCAGAGGAGCAGCAACAGGCTATGATGATGCAACAACAAGCTGCAGGGCAGGACCCACAAAATGATCCTGCAAAACAAGCAGCTCTTATTAAAGCAGAAAATGACTCAATCAGGACGGGACAGGAAGTTGCAGAGGCCCAAGCAGGACCTGCAGCCTAAAGTTGTTATCTCCGAGGAGGTAGACATTGCACCCCCTAAACAGGAGAATGAGATAGAACGTCGTATTAGAGAATTGAAAGAACAGAAACCTCATATCTATGAGGACTATAAAAATGCTATTAAAAGTCAGAAACGTGCCACAATAGGCCCTGACTTATCTCTTCGTATAGGCTAGTTATGGAGTTAAATTCAGGCGATGGCACAGGTACACAAGAAACTGGGCCGTATAACGAAGCGGATCTCGCAATACTCAAAGAGGGTTCTGAAGCACAACCTAAAGAGCAACCACCTCAAGAAGAACTTATCGGTGGTAAGTTCAAAACTGCAGACGACCTCCTTGAGGCTTACCAGTCACTTGAAAAGAAACTTGGTGACCGTTCAGGCTATCAAGGGAATGAAGAGGAATCTCAAGAGGGAACAGAAGAGACTGAGGCGAAGACTGAAGATGTAGATGATGGTGGTGGCCCTATTACTCAAGAAGAGGAACAGGCTATTTTGGAAAGTGTTGGAGGTAAAGATGCCTTTTCCAAGATACAAGAATGGGCTAAAGGTGCTCTTAATCAAGATGAGCTAACTGTCTACAATAGGGAGGTTGCTAGTGGAGATTACTTCAGGGCTAGGAATGCGCTTCAATCTATGGCGTTTGCTTATACCGAAAGTAATGGCTCTGAACCAGACTTAATAGGCGGGAAACTAACAGGTCGTACTACTGATGTATTCAGATCTAATCAAGAAGTTATCGAGGCTATGAACGATAACAGGTATCTAAAGGATGATGCTTATACCAGAGATGTGGAAGAAAAGCTAGGACGTAGCGATGTATTAATGCCTAGATAAGGACATCTGTACTATTATTAAGGAAGCTTAAGTATTTATATTGTTGCCTCTGAGGAGATAACAGCAGTGGTGTACTAAGCATTAAGTAAATTTAACTTTAAATCGATGCCAGATTTTTCGAGCATCTCTAGGTTAGGTGGCATTAATGGAACCCAGTATAACGCTGGGGCTGCCGCTGGTAACTATGAAAAAGAGAATGCCAACTTTATGAAAATCTTCTCTGGAGAGGTCTTGACCGTCTTCAATAGAGAAACAATTTTCAAGGATCTTACTCAAAAGAGAACCATCTCCTCAGGAAAATCCGCTGAATTTCCAATCACGGGTCGTTTTTCGAGTCGCTACCACCGTCCAGGCGATTGGATAACAGGCCAGGGTAACAAGGGGATGACAGGAAGCAAGATTATTACTATTGATGATCTGCTTATTGCTGATGCTTCAATTTATGATCTTGATGAAGCCAAACTTCATTGGGACGTTCGTAGCATCTACAGTAAGGAATTAGGAAGAGCTTTAAGTAGGGCCTATGACCAACGTCTAGTCCGCACACTTCAAACAGCTTCCGAGTCTGATGGTCGTGTTAAGGACTGGGATTCTAAGAGATTCCAAATCGCAGGTGGTACTGTATCTTCTGTTGCAACTGCCACAGGTGTTGTAACTATAAGTGCTAACTTCGCAACTGCTGAGCTTTCATACTGGGCTGTTGGTGAAAGTGTTTATGGTGAAGACTCAGGTGCTTACGGTGTTATCACTGCAGCTCCTACAAACGGTAACGCTGTATTCACAATCAGCCCTGTTGGTGCTATCGGTACTGGTACTGATGCAGTCTTCAAAGTTGGAGAGCGTTTATTCGTTCTTAATTCACTTCCAGGTGGAACAGCTATAACAACAGGAACACTTAGTGCTACGAGAGCTACTCGTGGTGATGAGATTGTTGAGCACTTCTACTCAGCTTGTCAAGCACTTGACGAGAAAGACGCTCCTCGTGAAGGTCGTGTAGCTGTAGTTGGCCCTGGTGCTTACTATGACTTGATTGCTTCTTCGAGAGCTATCAACACTGACTGGAACTCAGGTGGTGGTGAGAACGGTTCCTTCAAAGGAAACAAAGTTCTTAGTGTTGCTGGCTTTGATATCAAGGTATCTAATCACCTTGGTGACAACGCTTACAACTCAGCTCGTCAGGGCTACATCGGTCAAGCTAACCAAGCTGCTACAACTCGTGGTGAGCGTCCTAACTACATCAATGGTAAGGATGGTTCCGACGGATCTGCAGCATCAGGTACTAACGACTACTGGCAGGATGAGCAAGG